CCCTACACGACGCTCTTCCGATCTGCCGGTCGGATTCGTTCCCCTCAGCCGCAGCGTGTTGACACCCCCGGGCGCCTCGGGGTCGGGCGCGATATGAAACGTAGCAAGATCGCTGTCATCCGTCAACAGGGAGATCAGGTTGGTTCCGAGGTCGTCAACCACCGTCTTGGCATCCTCTCCCAGGTCGATTGTCACGGTCCGTCCAGCCGCAATGTCCCCCTTGAACTGTATCTTCTCACCCGTCGTGACGTTATCGATTCGGGGTGTTTGGATCGGCCCCGTGATGCTGATCACCGGGAATGTCAGCCACGTCCCAGGATACGTGATGGCCAACGTGTCGTCCAGCGCGCCCGAGCCGAACGTGATGGGGAATGTGATCGGGAAGATCAGGCCAACTCCGAGCGCGATGGTGAATGTCGCCGTCACCTGGCTCGGGTCGAACGCGACGGGGTCGTACGCGATGAACCTCAGGACCTCCTGGAAGGCCCACTCATCCCACTGGCCCGACTCCCGCGGCTCAAATCGCGGCCCTTCTGTAATGAAGACGGAGAGGTCCCGCTGCGTCCCGTCCGTCTCCGTGATACGCAGCGTGCCGGGGACCGGGACGCCCGGCGCGGTTTGCCTGTTCGGCCTGAGCTCATTGAGCAACGCAGCGCGTCCAGCCCACCAGGCGGTCCTATCACAAAACCCTTGGCGGACCAGCAGTTGGATGGCTCTGGGCCGTAGGAAGAAATCCTTCACCGTCACGCCATCCTGAAAAGGACTCCGCTGCGTGATGTACTCAATGGGCGGTGTGCCCAGACCCGTGAAGCTCACGACCCAGCTACCTATCTCGTGAGGAGTATGCAGCTCGGTCACGCGGCCATCCGGTGAGATGTACGTAATGAATCCCGGGGCCCCACCGCTCAGAACGCGGTTGAACGACCCGCTAGGCGGGTGCACCATGGGAGGTGGTACGGGCGGTCCCGCAGCGGGGAGAAGCACGAGCGAATTGTTGAAGTTCGTCTTGACTTCATCCGGAGCCGCGACCGCCTCGGCCCAAGAGACGAGCCAACGGCCACCCGCGATAGTCCCTACACTACGAGCGGTCCAGATTTCCCGGCTCCCTTGACCGCCATCCTCGTCATAGATCGTCGCGGCACTCCACGTCGTGCCGCCGTCAGTCGAGACCTTGTACCGGACTCGCAGGCTATTGGGATAAGTATCAGCTGGATCACCGTCGTATGCGACGTAGATCGTGTTGGTGAACTGGTCAAGCGTCAGTGCACAACTTCTATGGTCGACCTCGGCAGCGTACACGTCCGTCTTCGCCACAATTGATGACGCGCCATTCACGTCCCATACGGGGAGAGTGGCGGGAGCGGCCCCGAAGGCCGTCATGGCGCAAACGATAGCGTGACCATCCGAGTGGCGAATGCTGCCGGACATTTGGAGCGCATTGAGCTCGGTATTCGCGATGCCTGCGGAGATGAGCTGCTCAGACCAGGAGTTGCCCGAATCATCGTACGTCTTGAGGCTCAACTCGGCGGCTGTCCGGTCCGAATAGATGCACCATATGTCCTGTTGATCAGCCTCATTACCCGGGAGGAGGAAAAACTTGTCACTGGGGACACCCTCAGTCGGGACCGCACGGCTGGCCCACGAAGCGCCCGCGTCAATCGATCGGAAGAACCCCTCCGTGAAGGCAGGAGTAGTAAGCAGCGCGATGTACAGGTTCCCACCACGCGCCTTGGTGATCGCGACACACGCGTTCCCGTACGAGCTTGTCACATTCGTATTGCCGAACCCGAGCACGACCACAAGCCCGCTCAGAGTGTCGGTGGTGGTATCGAGTGAGATGTAGTCAAGAGCGTTGGAGCCGTTACGCAGGAAGGCGATATGGATGATAGAGCCGCTGTCGCCGACGACCCACTTGTCGAACGAAACGCTGAACTGCGTGATGGCAATGCCGTCAGTCGCGACCGTCACCTCCGCACCCCAGTTGGCACCCCCATCAGTCGTCTTGCGATACACAAGATCAGTGAGGCCGCTCACATAGAACATGTAGGCGGTGAGGGTATCGGTCCAGACCAGGGCGTCATGGGCTGAGCCCCATCTGTTAGCCCCGATCGTGTTGGTGAGGACGATGTCAACCATCTTAGAAGCCGAAGTACCTTTCGAAGTAAGCCAGCGATACCGACGTCGCCCCCGTGGGATTCGTCCCCCGCAGCCGTAGCGTGTTGACACCCCCCGCAGCCTCCGGTTCCGGCGCGATGTGGAACCTAGCCAGGTTACTGTCCGGAGTGACGGCACCGATCAGGTTGGTTCCGAGATCATCCACCACCGTCTTGTTGCCTTCGGTCAGATTGATCGTGATTGTTCGCCCAGGGGCGACATCGATTGAGAACTCGATTTTCTCGCCCGTCGTGTTGTTGTCGATCCGGGGTGCCTCGATTGGCCCCACTATCGTGATGACGGGAAAACTCAGCCAGGTGCCCGGATAGGTAACTGCCAGCGTGTCGTCCAGCGCGCCCGAGCCGAACGTGATGGGGAATGTGATCGGGAAGATCAGGCCAACTCCGAGCGCGATGGTGAATGTCGCCGTCACCTGGCTCGGGTCGAACGCGACGGGATCATGCGCGATAAACCTCAGGGCCTCCTGGAACGCCCACTCGTCCCACTCCCCGGAGACCCGGGGTTCGAAGCGTGGGCCCTCCGCGATGAACACCGACAGATCGCGGGTCGTACCATCCGTCTCGATGATGCGCAGGGTCCCCGGTACGGCCGCTGTCGCCGTGGCCTGCCTGTTCGGCCTGAGCTCATTGAGCAACGCAGCGCGTCCAGCCCACCAGGCGACTCGATCACAGAACGCCTGCCGAATCAGCAATTGGATGACACGCGACCGCAGGAAAAAGTCCTTGACGGTCACACCATGCTGGAACGGACCGCGTTGGGTGATGTAATCGATGGGCGGTGTCCCGAAGCCGCTGAAGCTGACGACCCAGCGGCCCACCCGGTGCGGCGTGTGGAGGGGATACTCGCGGTTGTCTGGAGAGATGTAGCTGATGAAGCCACCAGATCCACCGCTGAGGAATCGGTTGAAGGATCCCCCCGGGGGGTAAATGACGGGAGGTGGTACGGGTGGGGGTGGCACAGGGAGAAGCGCGATAGAGTTGGTCGCGTTGGCCATCATGTCGTCGTCCCAGTTGTCGACCCATATGGGGGCCAACCGGCCGCCAGGTGAAACGATTACCTGGGCATGTGAGACGTTGACGATCTCTTCCTGAGTACCGGGCGTGTCGCTGAATTGAATCGGGCTAGCCCACGTAACGCCCCCATCGCCGGATGTTGCGTACCAAATACGAGCAAATGTAGCGTCGCCATGCGTCCTGATGTAGATCGCATAGAACCGGCCGGCCTGATGGTCGTACATGAGAGTGACGCCGACAAAATCATCCTGAGTATCTACTACTGTTCGCTCGGTGATGGAGGAGGCACCGTTAATTTCCCAGAAGCGCAGATTGTTGTTCACCGCGTCTTCGTACTGTCTCATGAAGTGGACTAGGAACAGGTGATTGTCGGAGCGACGAACGACACCCGCCATGATCTTTCGAGTGTCGTCGTGACTCGTCAATACGACGATCGCCGTCTCACTCCAACTATCTGCGCTGTCATCGTAGACCTTCAGGCTGATCATGAGGGTCGACTGGTCCAGGAACAGACACCATATATCCTGGTTGTCCATTTCATTCCCTGGGAAGAGGGCCAGGTGATCGTTTTGCCCGACGGACACTTCAGTTACATCGGCCACTTCGGCCCAGGTGGCGCCGTTATCTATTGACCGCCAAAAGCCCCTGTTGGTGACAGCGTTGGATGTACCCCATTGACCGCCGATGTACAGGTTGCCCCCCCGGGCTTTTGTTATCGACACCTGAAATGCAGAAGCCTGGACAATCGAGATACCCGTCTCAACCACGACCGGCGCAGAGAGGGTATCGGTGGCGGTGTTGAGACTGATGTAATGGGCCTCGTCCGGTGCCGCCGTGCGGTCACCGTACGTCATGTGGATTAGAGTGCCTGAGCCGCCAGTCCACCAATCTGCCCACAAGGCAAATTGACCGGTACTGTCAGAATGGATCGTCACGGCGGCGTCCCATGTTGAGCCACCGTCGGTGGTTTTCCTATATTTCAGCTACCGACTGTGGGGCTCGTCCAGACGGTACCTAATTCACGCTGACGATTGTTGTTAGCAGTGATGTCAGCTTCGATGACATCGTTGGCCATGCTACGCCCTCGTCGCCATCGCGAGCGCCTCCAGATCCAGACGGATGCCCTGAGGGACCTGCGGTGTGCTGTAGCTAGCCGTGACGTTGAAACTCGTGCTACGCGATATTGGCGTCACCTGTGATCCCGCAGGCAGATGCACGAGTTCTGGCCCACGCTCTCCCACGACCGCCGGACCCGCAGTCGCGGCTGTGCCGCCGTGCTCAAAACCCCGGATGAATGGGACGTCGATGCCGGTGAACGTTTCGAGCACCGTCAGGGCGGCCGTGATGGGATTGAGTAGCTGTAGCACAAGGCGCAGGATGTCGACGACACGCCGTACGCCCGCCTCATACCGACTCCAGATGACGATCCCTGCGAAGATGGCGGCCGAGATGCCCAGCACGATCAGCGTGATGGGGCTCAGCGCGATGGCCAACGCTCCGCTCGCGATAGCGGCCAGCGTGATGCCCCCCGCCAGCGCGGGGAACAGGATGACCAAGCCGGGTAGGATGAAGGCGATGCCGATCAGCCCGATCGCGAGGCCGCCGAGTACGATGCCCAGCGCGACGACCGCAAGCGTCACCGGGGGAAAGCGGCCAGCTAACTGCGCCGCCACTCTAACGATGGGCGTGAGGACATTGAGTAGACCCAAGAGCACAGGTACCACGCTCTCGCCGACCACAATGAACAACTCATTCAACTGGTCCCGTGCGATCGCTATCTGGCTGGCCGCGCTGGCATAGCGCTTCTCCGCCTCCTCGACAAGTGCTGTATTCTCGGCGAACGCAGTGGTGCCGAGCAGCATACTCTCATTCAGCAACTCTCCTGCGGAGGCCAAGGCCAGGAACGATCGGGTGAGGCGCACATCTTCCAGGCCGAGCTCTCTCAGGATCAAAAAGGCCGTGTTGCCAGCTGCACCAAGTCCGTCAACGAAGCGCTGAAATGCCTCTCCAGGATCACGCTCAAATAGATCGGCGAATTCCTGAGCCGAGAGGCCAGCCGCCTTAGCGAATACACCAAGTTCCGCACTGGTTGTCGCTACGGCTTCAACCATTTGCAGCAAAACTTTTTGAACCGCTGTGCCGCCAGCCTCCGCTCGGATGCCGAGGGCCGACATCGTAGCCCCAAGACTGAGAATGTCCGCATCGGTGAGTCCCGCTATCTGGCCAGCAGTAGCTATCCGCAGGGCGAAGGTCAGAATTTCCCCTTCGGTTGTGGCCAACTCATTGCCGAGGGCCACGATGGTGGACCCCAAACGGTCGAAGTCCTCTTGCCCTAGGCGTGTGATGTTGACGAAGCGAGCCATAGAGGTAGCGGCCTGCGTGGCCGACAGGTTAGTCGTGACGCCCAAGGCCGCCATGACCTCTATGAAGTCCTCTATGGCCTCGGCCTTGATGCCGAGTTGTCCCGCGACCTCCCCCAGTGCGGCGAGTTCCACCGCTGACGCTGGTATTTCGAGAGCCATCTGGCGGATGGCCGCCTCCAGCTGGGCGAACTCCTCCTCGGTGGCTTCAACCGTCTTCTGCACTCCAATGAAGGCGGTCTCAAACGAGATGGCCGCACGCGCCGAGAGGAAACCGAGAGCTATCAAGGGGGCCGAGAGGGCTGCGAGGGCACGACCAGCTTGGCCGGCCCGCTGGGCGAACTTCTGCGTCCGCTTCTCCGCCTTGTCGATGGCGGCGTTGTAACGTTCCATCCCCGAAAGGAAACCGCCCAGGTTCTCTATAACGGTACGGACGCCTATCTCGCGGATGGCCATCGGGGGCTCCTTATGGGTTCTTGGGAGCTCGTCGCCGCGTCTCGCGCGCGACTACATCGCTGTGGTGCAATTCGATTTGCCGGTGGGTACGGTAATGCGCGACGACGGCGGCCCGCTCGCGCCAGTGCAGCGATGTCCATTCAGTCCAGTTGTAGTGGGCGAAGACGGAGGCCTCGCGCTCCTCGTAGAGGGGCACGAGCCCCGGCATGAGCGCTTCATACCTAATCCCGGTGTCCAGCGCCTCCGTCAGGGGGTGCAGTTTGATCGGCTGGCCCGCTCGTGTCACCCCGAAACGTGGCCTCCGCTTCGGCCACGTCCTCCTCGCTGACACCCGCGCGGCGCATCAACAGCATGCTGAGCTTTTGGAAATCATCGGTACCGCCAGCCGCCACGTACAGGACCCACTGGACGTATCGGGTGAACCGACCGGCGCCTGGCTCGATCCCCATGCTGGCCATCAGGTCCGCATAGTCCT